AACCATTTAAAATGGTATGAAAAATTTTGTACCCAGTGGTGGCTCCGTGAGTCGATTACTGAACCAGTTGTTCGATAACAAGACTAAGTACAGACTCTCTGCTCTCGATATTAAACGGGTGCGCAAGCAAGAACACGTCTGTTATGTTTTGGCCATTCGTAATAGAAAGTTAATTGGTATGGCGGCGCTGTATCAAGTGGATCTCTTTTCTCGTCGTCTTGGCGTCATTGAAGAGGTTGTCGTGGTTAAAAAGTGGCGAAGCAAGGGTATTGGACGTGAAATGGTTGAAATACTCATCGCCAGAGGCCAGAAATTAGGCCTGGATTGCATTGAATTGAACTACAGGCTGTCTGATACCAAAACAGCCCGATTCTACCGTAGAATGGGTTTTAGGAGCCGAAAAAACGGCTCCATGAGGCTTATTCTCAATAAAAGCCATTTTATTGTATAATAAAAACATAATTCTTAATAAAAGCGTATGAAAATCAATCTTGGCTGCGGCAATCTACCACTGGAGGGATTTAAAAATATCGATAGGTCAGAGACCGCGCAGGCCGATGAGTTTTATGACTTTTCTTTGGATGGAATCAAAGAAGGTGACGAGACTTGTGATGAGGTCCATGCAGGATGCTCACTTGAGCAGATTGAAAAAAATGCTGACTTTGTATTTGTTCTCAATGAATGTTGGCGCGTGCTTAAGCCGGGAGGGATGTTGACTGGTTATGTACCGACGACGGATCCGCGGGTGATGTTTCTGGACCCAATGGATCGTCGTTTCTTCTTAGCCGATTCATTCAAGTATCTTGTCTCACGTGAAAACTCTTATAAACAGTTTGGCAAAAATTATGGTTTCAAGGGCTGGTCCGAGGCGGAGACCACTATAAACGAACATGGAATTTTATTCTTTAAACTCAAAAAATAAGTATGCTCACATACGAACAAAAGGTAAATTTATCAAAAAATATTATCGCTCATCTGTTTGACGAGCGAAAGAGTATTTTCATGACCTTTTCTGGAGGCAAGGATAGCACCGTGCTCCTGGACCTGGTGAAGAAGGTCACGTCTCGAGATTTTAAAGTTATTGGAATCGACACGCGCTTTGAATTTCCTGAGACCATCGCTTTTACAAACAGCATAATCAAAAAATACAACCTTGATTTTCAGTACGTCCGTCCTACGGAAGAGGATCACGAAAAGATTATGGCCGATTATGCTGGAGAGAATATGAAGAATGGCCAGTGGTACTGCTGTGCGCACAAAGAGCCGGCGCTGGAATCGTTTTTGGTGAACGGCAATCATGAGACCTGGATTACTGGGTTACGCTCTGATGAGACTGAGAATCGACGCTACATCGGAATTTACCAAAACGCCAAGTGCAATATTTTAAAGGTGAATCCAATCATTTTCTGGACCCTGGAAGATATCTGGCACTATATTAAAACCGAGGGCCTTGAGTATCATCCAATGTATGACAAAGGCTACAAGTCGCTGGGCTGTAAGCCCTGCACTGAGGCAGGGTTTCGGGAGGGCAAGGGCGCTCAAAGTAAGTTTGAAAACGTCGGGCTCTCGCATGAGCGCGGCGGTAACACCGAGTGCGGCATACACCTATGATTGATATCATCGTCCCAATTTATATTTTGGACGACGAGACCGAGCAGATGACTCGAGAATGTCTCGAGGCATTTAATGAAACAATCAAACCAGGCGATCGAATTCTGGTCGTGGATGATCATTCTCCACGACCTTTCGATTTTGGCGGTTTCGAAGTTATTAAAACACCAAAGAATTTAGGAAATGCTGGCGCCTGGAATTGGGGGATTAAAAATTCTTCGAATGGTGTTATACTATTATCAGATAACGATATTGTGGCCGCCAATTGGCGCGATCAGATGTTGAAAGCTCTCGAGACCCACGGTATCGTGTTTCCCTGTATTTATAATCAACGAGAAGGGAAGGTGATCCGTCATCTAGCAGGAGAATTTTTCATGTTCAAGCGCTCTCTGGCTGATAAGATTGGTGTTCTCGATGAAGATTATGGGAGCTATTTTGAAGACACTGATTTCTTTATGCGCGCAATGAGATCAGGTCGAAGTCTTGGCATCGCTGAGGATACTTTTGTAACTCACCGCAGCCAAGCCACTTTTAAAAAAGCCTGGTCGGATGAAAAAATGCGAGAGAATTTTGATCGCAATAAGGCACTTTACGAAAGTAAATACGGCCCCAATTATCCCTTTTTAAAAAACAAATTATGAATTTTGGAAATTTTCAAGGCATCTACAATATCATCACAATCATTGTAATGGTTGTTGGGGCGATCTATATTAGCTGGGATAAGGTAATCAATCAGAAAAGAGATCTCGGTGATCAATACGATGAAAAACTTATTAAGCGTTTAAAGGATCTTGTGGTTGAATACGAAAAACAGATTCCTGAACTTACAAAACAGGTAAAGGGTTTGTCTGAACGCGTTGGCCATCTTGAAGCTGAAAATACTCGGTTGGTTGAGATCTTTCAAGGTCGTGATAAGCGCACCCAGGAATTTCAGGATACCGGATTCAAGGCAATGGAGCGCTTCGGCACACTGGTTACAAATGTTGAGAATCTTGGAAAAAAAATTGATATTTTATTGACGAAATCATAAAGCTATGAAAAAAATTTTATTTCCGCTGTTTGTAACAGCGTTTGTGATTGGCTCAAGTGTTGCCATGGCAGCCTGGGCCGGTCAAGGAGGTCATGGACACGGTCATCATGACTGTGATAAACATGGCCATTCTAAGCATGAGGAATGTGACGATGACGAGGAGCCAACGCCATCTGAATCACCATCACCTAGCGAATCTCCATCTCCGACTCCGAGTGAAATGCCAAGTCCGTCCCCCAGTGAGTCGCCCTCACCTTCACCCTCTGAGATCCCAGAACCTTCACCTAGCCCTACTCCGAGCGAGACTCCAATTATTGATTTGTGCATAAACCTTGAAGGCACGCAAGAGATTATTCCAGATGGCTACGTATTTGAAAATGAAACAGAGACTTGCGTACTGGTAGAACAAGAGCCCGAGCCTACGCCGACTGAGACTCCGTCACCCACACCAAGCGAAAGTCCATCGGGAGGCGGCGGGGGAGGATCCTCTGGTCCGACTGGAGGCAATGGTCCAATCGGTCCAATTGTAATTTATAATTATACTGCTCCAGTTACGACTTCGACACCAATTTCAGCTGGTGGATCAATTGATGAAATCTGTGAGCTTCCACTCCAGCCAAAAGAAGTGATTGTCGATACTGGAGTCGTTGGTGACGGCAAAATTAAAGTCTATTGGCATAACGTGCCCGGATCTGATAGCGTAATTATCCATTACGGTCCTGACGTAGCCAATCTTGATTATGAGCTTTCAATCACTAATGACGGGGAGGTAGAAATTGAAAATCTTAAGGTTGGCCAACACTACTGGTTTGGAGTTCAGGCGGTAAATACTTGTGGTTTAGGTCCAATCAGTGAATTGATCGATCCATTACCCTAAACATATGCCAATTTTTCTTACGGTCGAGCAGCTTGCGCAGTACATTAAGCTCGCTCCACCGCTCACAAAATTAAACATTCTCCAGCCATTTGGAGTAAACAATGTTTACCCTGGCTTTTATAAGAAGATCGGGATTGAAAACGATCTGCATAATGGCCTCGATTATGAAGCGCCATCTGGTACGCCATGCTTTGCGGTATGTGATGGTCGAGTCTTAACCGGGGCCGGCGGCACAGCGGGTATGGTGATTGAACTTGAGAGTAGTGAGTATATAATCAATGGTCAGCGCATTAAGCTCAAAATTAGGTATCTCCACCTTCAAAAGTTTGCAGTAGCTAATGGTGATTCTGTAAAAAAAGGACAGCTCTTGGGAGAGTGTGATAATACCGGGTACTCTACTGGCGCGCACCTGCATTTTGATATCGTGCCGCTTTACTTCTCGAACTACGAATGGGTGGCAGACCTAGCCAATGGATTCAAAGGGCGCATCAATCCGGCACCGTTGATTTCTCCGGTTGAGAGTATTGATATCGCCTTTTTGAAGAAGAATATCAACAAGGTGCTTATGCGTACTGAATCCGCGGGACACGGTGCGGTATACGTTGTTTTGACAGATGACAAGATTAAATTCCTTGATAGCGAAAAAGGTCCCGATCGGCACATTCCGCTCGTCGATTTCGTACTCGAGGAGCTGAAAAAACAAGGTCGACTGATCGCAATTACCGAAGAACAGTATAATAAAATTAAAGCTGCTCTATGATTGATAAAATCAAACAGGTTTTAAATAGTTTACGATTCTGGCAGGTAACAGGAGCCATGGTGTTTGTGTTGCTTGGACATTATCTCCCAGATCTGGCTTTCCTTTGGAATACTTTGGCCACATGGGCTGCCACGGTCGCCGGTATCGGCACTGTTGACAGTGCTGCCACAAAACTCGGATCCGCAATTGGCGCTGCGAGAGAAGAATAGTTATAATAAAAAGCCCCCTTGCTGCAGGGGGGCTTTTTATTTTGATCTTTTGTAAAGCTCGATACTAAAATTTTTTAGAGGATCTTCTTTTTCCTGAGTGATGACGCAATGGACGAAGATGCAGCGCCGGTCATGGAAGATGATCTCAGCGCGGGCCCAAAGAAAAAGCAAAATTCCGCCGTAGATTAAGACTGCCATCGCAGCCATGCCCAGGAAGAATTTTTTATCGCTTGACATCATACGATTCTCATTTGTCGTTCGTCGATTTTGTCTTTTTCGCAGACGCGACAAAGTTTATCAAGTGCCCGAACATAGCGAAACGCTAAACGTTTTTTACCGCAGGTCCGGCAGGTATACGGATTGATCCGTCGCCAGTGCTTTGATTTTTTATCCGTCGTATTGGCCATTTTTTGTTTTGTCAATAATAACGGTCAATTGTCTGACCAATTCCATTTTGGGAGCATCGTATTTCTCGCCGTCGAAATCTGAAAATTCTTTGTTCTTGGCTTCAAAATAGAGCTCGCCCAGATCGTTTATAAGATCAACGTATGCCATAGTGCATTTTTATTTTTTAGGCTTTTCATTTTTGAAAGAGAGAAAATCGACAACTGATCGCAACGCTTCGGCCGTCAACTTGTTGATCTCTTTTTGGTCAGCATTGATTTTTGCCTGAATGTGAAACATTATACAAAAGCCAATCAAAACGCCGTACAAAAGAAAGTTCTCCATAGAAAACTTTTAATAATTAGTACCCCCCCCATTTTGCCATTGTGGTCTGCTGCCGGAGTCAAAATATTTTCCCGTATCGGCATTAAGTTTTTTTCGCATATCGATATAAGCTCCCATGCACTTATAATTGCAAAATGTCATGGTGTCTTGCTCGGAGCGAGAAGTGTATGTAAAAATTTTTCTTTTAGTTACTTCATCTACGTCTTGAATGGTTAAGGTTCCCCTAATTGAGATGTATTCTTTTTCTATGCTGGCGGTCCCCTTCTTTCCGGAGAGTATCTCTCCGCACATATCGCACAGCCACTGGTGCACAATTCCCATAAGATTATTTTAAAAGTTTTTCATATCTATGTAATGAATATTGTTTTTCAAAGCCCGCGGCTTCGTAGATGTGAATGGCCGCGGCATTGTCAGAATGAACATCAAACTCAATGGTTTTGATGTTGGCTTTACGGCATTCAGATTCAATAACTTTTAGGGCAAACTTTCCAAAGCCACGACCCTGGAAACTTGAATCAACGATCACGGCAAAGCGAGCCCGATCAACACCTTTTTTAAAAATTCCAAACCAGCCAACTTTATTGTCTTGTGCGTCATATAAAATCCAGTCTTGACGCTTCACTTTCTTCAAGTCTTTAACAGTCACTTTGCCACGCAAAAGATACCGATTATTTTTCGGGTCATTATATAGATTCGCAACATACTCTAGGTCAAATTTTTCAGCTGGTCGAGCTTGAAACATAAATTTAAAGTGGGAGGGATAGCTTCATCGTCTATCCCTCCCGATGAGTTACTGGTCGTCTCCAGCGTCGGGTTCGCCTCCTTGTCCGTCGCACATGGACATGGCTCGCATTCGATGCGGAGTTTCGCCATCGCTTCCGTGGCAAGACGCTAGGTCCTGCATACGGCCGGCCGTAGACGTTTCGCATCCGGTGCCACCTCCATCTCCGTCGCACATCGACAGAGCACTCTGCCCCATGGATCTCGGGCATGATTCGCACCCAGTGCCTTGGCCATCGCACATCGAGGCTTCGTTCTGAGGCCAGAACTTGCGGTTCGGCTCTCCGAACATGTCTCGGTAGCGAGGCATCAGGTTGTCGGCCTGGTTGCTGTGGAGGATCACAGCGTTCGTTTCGGGCCGGTGATGAATGTAGCGGCCAGAATTGAACGCCCTGCAGAACGAGAAATAATCTTCGGTGTGCAGGATGTGCGCGTGCCAGACTTCGTCGATGAGCTCCGAGGGAGTCATCCGCTGATTCGGTTTCATGACAACGCAGGTCATGTAGCGCTTGTACTCGAGCTCAAGCTCGGCGTACTCGTTCTCAGGAAGCCTGAGATTTTTTCGTACGCGCGCCATGGCGGTCGTCAGATCCCATGCTAGCAGACGGTCGAGGAAGTCGTCCTCGGGCTTAGTGATGACAACAGTGTCATCTTTGACAATAGCTTGCATGATGCAAAGCTCCTATAAAAAGGTCCTATCGAATACCACACGATGAAACACTCATCATGAATGGTATTCCTAAAACCTTATTTTTTAGGATCGTAAAACTTAACATTTTCTACCCAGGCTTGTCCAGCCCCAGAGACTGGCTCTACGAGCCAGCGCTCCCGGCCATAGACATTTTTGAAATCAAGCACCTTGACTTCAACCTTAAGACCATTCTCAAGTGAGATGGTAGCTTTGCGGCCAATATACTGATATTTATTTTTTATCGTCATAGATTAAGATTATTGGTTTTTAAAATAAAGATTCTTGACCATTGTATCCGGCGAAAATGCTGGCACTGAAATTGCGTTGCCAATAGTCTTCATCAAAACTCGTCTTATAGAACTCAGAGATTCTTACGAGCTTGTGGCCCTTTTCAACAATATGGTTATTGAAGACAAAAACCTCTTTGGGAATAGCTAATTCGTTTCGTAAAAATGATCCGCCATTTCTGGTTAAAAGCCAGTAGCCCGGCTGATCCTTAACTTTATAAACTAATCCATGGTAACGGAGCTTCTGAAAATTATTATACTGGTTTTTAGTCAGGTTGACCTCTTTTTGCAGATGGATTTTATTTCTGCCTTCCCGGCGCACCGCGTCGGCAAAGGTTAAGAGAGTGTCTACTAAGCCTTTTGACATACTCTCATGGCGGATTGTGACTTTTTGTCCGCAGGCTTCACAAGTCCTTGAGATACCCATTGTCATGGTTTTTTATTATTTTTTATCTTGACACTCCGGGAAAAATGCCTTGAGTTTTTCAGTTCGAGTACAACTCCATTGGCACATATCACCGTTTTTTTGAATCACAGTGATCGCTTCGTTAAAGGCACAGTACGCATCATATACACAACGCGGATCAAGATGGCGGTACCACCAAGAATTAAACTGCACTAATCCACGATCCCACGTTTTGCCGTCTGGGTTAATTGGGGAGTCTTTGAATTGGTCCCATCCCGGATTTTCGCAGTCAATGACCTTAAAGAATTTATTCGTATCCTGGGGCTTCATGCCACGATTGGAGGCCATTTCAAACAAATCTCCCTTTAAACCATCATACCATCCCCTTTTGGCCTGTTTTTCAAGCTCCTGGAGGCTCAATTCTTTCGTTTTAAGCGCCTTCTGGGCAGTTTCAATAGAAACTCCCAATACCTTGATTTTAGCCTCTCCAGCGACGTTTTGGGCGTGCACGAGCGTATTGGCCAAACAGACTGAAAGAATAATGGCCGTACCGTAAAGTTTAATGCGCATTTTGATTTTTCTTTTTGTTTTTGGTTTCATAGTCGTTGAGTTAATGGGTCAGCAAATAATGAAGTTTGCAAAGGCGCTTATACTCAGCGCTATTGGTTTTTCCTTCAATAATCAGCTGATCGATCTTATCGTTGACCTTTTTTAAAGATTGTTTTTTAGTCATATTTTTGTTTTTATTTGTTATCTATAACCATTATAGCACGTCTAATTATCCCTGTCAAGTGTAGGGAAAAGCAGTGAGAAATTTTCAAAGGCCGGCATCCCGGGTGTAGCCCTCATGTCAATTCAAGAGCGCCAATGAAACAGCCCTGTCATCTAGCCTTGGCCGGATGGAGAAGCTTATATATTATAAATTATTTTTTAAAAATCACAATTGCGCTTGGGAATGGCGCTGAATTTTTCTGATCATCGAATTTTAAACGTCCGCGAATGAATCGAATCTCTGTGGCTTTCATGCAATATTCATGCCACCATTTTGTATCTGCATTTCCTCTCTGACAATATCGGGTAAATTTACGTGCCACTTTTCTGCCCATTCAAAAATTTTTCTCATATTAAAAATATCAAGTGCGCCAAAGGCTTCGTATCCAATCTTGAGAAGGTACGTTTTTTCAAGTATATAATCTGGGTGTTTATCAATAATGCCCTGCCCATTTTGCATCAAAACAAGAAAGCAAGCCATTGCAAAATCTTGGGGTGAAATTATTTTCTCTTGATCCATAAATTAAGGTCTAAGATTATTCGCGCGCTGCAGTCTATTCAGAGCGCGCATCTTGGCTATAAAAATAAGCTCGCAGGTTCCACAGTATCCGTCATCTTGATATTTACAATCATGATCTGCCTCGGCCATATTGAGCTCCTCAATGGACATCCCGGTCAGATACCAGAGTGTCCATGGCTCATTGCGCCGGGCTCTAATTTTTCGCATGACTTTTTCTAAGATGTGCATAGGTTTATATTTTACGTTTTTGTTTTCTATACAAAACTGCATTGACTCGCAGATCCTCGGCCACTGGATCATCAAATGATTTTCGTTTGAAGCCAGTGATCTGGTTTTGAATTTTAAGAGAGCAGATTCCGCAGACAATCAAGGGACGCAGTGTTCCGAGAATTCTTGAAGTATAGCCGTCAGGATAGTCTATTTTGCATCGCTGACATTGTTCCATATTATTTTTTGAATGTTTCAGCTTTCCAGCATTCCTTACATTTTTTATAGGGACCGTCATGGCCCTTACCACATACCTCGCAAATCTTAGATCCGGTCTTTGCGGGCGGAGTAACAACCTGCGCCACTGGCGTATAAACTATATCAGGGCTTGGTGTTTCGGCCGGAATTATATCAGAATCTTTTTTTTCTGATGCGATTGGTTCGGCTTGAGACATTTCTTCATTGGTATAGATACCCGATAAATCATTTGGAAACGCCTTGCGAAGCGCCAGTGACTCAGCGCACTTGGCAAGCATAAGGTATGGCATCTTCTTCCACATAAAATCATTTGGTGCAGCTGGGCAGTATTCGGTCCAGCGGGCCGAGGCGGTAAAGGCTACGCGTTGTCCTGCGACCATGCGCCAGACAGTTACCGTGGCCTTGCCTGGGACTGGCTGTGTCTCATCATCAAATGTGGCATCGTCGATACCCGCGAGTTCTTTAGTGCGCTCAGCAATAGCCCGATAACCATCGATACCGGTTTGAATAACTCCTCGAGTGCCGCGTTTAACAAAATGAATTTGTCGAGTTAGGGGATCAAGCCCTACCCGATTTGCTGTATATAAAAATAGTTTGAGCTCATCGGTGGTAGCGCCAATCGCTACTGTCTTTTTAATGAGTTCTATTTGGGCCTGGGAGATTGATTGCTTTTTGGCCAAGGCCAGGGTTTTTTCTGCACTCATACATTTATTTTTAAAGAATTATTTAAATATCCATTGGCAGTCTGATTGATAAAATCAACCAAACTGTATTGATAGTAAAGCGAAATGTAGAACGAGGCCCAGTTACGTGACTTCATTTTTAATACTGCATTTAAAACTGATCGGGCGGCCAATGATCGGACTTGGGTGACCAGACCATTACGTTCAGCGTAATCGATATCCCGGATTATATCGTAAAGTCTACTCATTTGTGCTGCGCTCATCTCTATCATATACTTAAGGCTAATAATTATCAACTATAGGGATAGGACAACTACCATCGGATCCCCTGTATACATCGCTTCCCTCGGTGATACCAGGGAAAAGCCTGGATATCATCACCGACTATCATTGTGAGCTGTTTTTAATTGCAAACCCTTAAGGGCAAACAGACGGGTAGGATAGTTCCCCAAAGCAATTCGGGCGGTTCATTTTTTAGACAAATGAATCCGGAAACCTTAACAAAAAAACCACATTTCTAGGTGTTCCCCGCAAAGGAAACACACGGAAATATGGTTTTGCACTGGTGTGTTTATTTTATTGCGGGGAAACTTAATTGTATTGTACAGCACCCGAAAATAGGTGTCAATACCGGCAGGGATTAAACTAATCTCAGGTGCTTTAAAACCCAGCGTGTGAAGGGAGGACTTCGCATGGAGATCCAATCTGGAGCTAGGCTCAAGACCAGATCCGCTGGGTCATGAAAAAACCCGAAAAGTCTGTCTCTGCGGATCACGCTCACACAGAGACAAGCCTCTCGGGTGTTGTGCGTGATTATTGATTTCAAAGATTATTATAATTATACCTCCGGCCCGGCGGCGCTTCAAGCCCCAAAGGTGCACAAAAAGTGGATAACTTGGTATAGTAAAACATTGTAGACACTATTTTTAGAGTATTGTATAATATTATTAGGTCGCAGGGCCACCATTCCTCCCTACGATCTCCAGTTCGTGAAAGGTCCCCCCTTTTTTAGAGAATCTGCTGTGATTCTCTCTCCAAAAAGACCGTACTTACGCCTGCATGTCGTAGTACGGCTTTTTGTTTAAAATAAACATTATGAATCTCTCTGAAATCAATTCACACATTACGTTTTTAACCGAGGCGGATACCACAAATTTTCCAAACGCCACTCGAATCGTCAATCTGAACAAGTGGTATCACCGGATTGTGACTATGATTTTACAAGCTCAAGACGAGTGGGATTTTGATGATTATAATTATACTGACTACGCGATTTTAACAACTGATTTGGTGGCTAATCAGCAGGACTACGTGATTCCATTTTCTGAACGCGTTTTAAAAATTAAACGCGTTGAAATCACTTGGGATGGGACGACCTGGTTCAAGGTTGAGCCGATCGATATCAATGAAATTCCTGATCCGACAAACGCTACTTCAATCGCCGGAAGATTTTTTAAAGATAGTCCGCGTTATGACATGAACGCGAACGCGATGTTTCTCTACCCAATTCCCGCCACCTCAGTCTCCGGTGGCCTAAAGGTTTGGTGGACACGTGAGATTCAAGAATTCGCCGCTGCCGATCTTTCGGATACCACAAAGTATCCTGGCTTTGACACGCCGTTTCATCCAATGATCGCTCTTGGTGTGGCGTATGATTATGCGGTTGCAAAAAGTAAAGACAATCGAGCGGCACTAAAAGCTGAGCTTGATGAGTATGAGGTCAGGCTCAAGAAACATTATTCGAGTAAGCAGACGGACCGGCGCCTTGATATGGTGCCAGATCTGCCTAACTACCGATAGCTATGGCAACATGGACAAACGTATCGAGGCCGAGCACAAGTTTTTCAAACCAAAGTAAGTCGGCATCTCCTACGTACACAAACCAACAGCGTACGGCGACGACTGTAATTATTCCAGAGGGTATGCCTTATCCATTTGCGAGCCTTGCAATAACTTATGCCGTGACGATCATGTATTCGTCAGGTATCACATATACTAAACAAAGTAAATCATAATATATGGCCGATAATATTACAGTCACACAGGGATCCGGAGTGACCATCCGGACCGATGATGTGGGCGGCGTTCAATATCCTGTAACTAAAATTGCTCTGGGCGCCGATGGCGCGTTTGATACGCTCGTAGATTCGGGCCAGCAGACCATGGCCAATTCTGTGCCGGTGGTCTTGGCCTCAGATCATACTGATGTAAAAATTACTCTCGACGGCGAGGCCGTTGTTTTGGGAGCAGGTGCGGCCGCGATTGGCACGGTTTCAATCACTGCCGTCGTGCCCGGCACGTCTGCGACTTCTTTGGGTAAAGCCGAAGATGCAGCTCACTCGTCCGGTGATACCGGAGTTCAGCTTCTTGCGGTTCGGCAATCTTCACCGGCCAATTTATCTGACACCAATGGTGATTATGAGCCACTTCAAGTGTCAGCTGGCCGTCTGTGGGTGAGCGCGGTGCTTGATACTGCTATTCCAGCTGGTGGAAATACAATTGGCGGCGTTAATATTATCGCAGCCCTTCCTGCCGGTACCAACGCGATTGGTAAACTGGCTGCGAATTCCGGCGTTGATATTGGAGACGTAGATATCACCTCACAAATTCCGGGGACTGGTGCCACGAATCTTGGTAAGGCGGAGGATGGAATTCACGGATCTGGCGATACGGGAGTTATGGCTCTAGCTGTTCGTAAAGACACCGCCGCAGGCATTGCCGCTGATGGCGATTACCATGTACTTGAAGTCGATGCGAATGGTCGCCTGCATGTAATCAATTCTGCTGGTGTCGCAGGTGACGTGGCGGATGATGGATCAGATTCGGGTAGCCCCGTTAAGATTGGCGGTAAGGTTGTCTCTAACGATGGTACGGATCCAGGTAAAGTAAGCACGGAGGGTGATCGGTTTCATTTTATCGGGGATACGAATCGTCGAGTGTATGTAAATACCATGCACCCACAGGCTTGGATGGTGAACGAAAATCACTCGTCGGCTCAAACAAACAATACTTTGAAATCAGCCCCGGGCGCTGGTAAGGCCTTGGTTATTACCGATGTAATTATTTCAAACGGTGCCACGGCGGGAACAGTGAAAATTGTTGAAGACGAAAGTGGTACTCCGGCCGATCTGATGGGGCCTTACTACTTGGCAGTAAATGGTGGTGCCGTTATCAATCTTGAATCACCAAAGCGTTTGACGGCAAACAAAAGTCTTGGATTCACGAGCGCAACCGTAACGACTCATACTATTACCATTTCTGGTTATACTCAGGATGACTAAACTATGCTAACGGATTATAAAATAAAAAAGATTGTTGATAGCGGGACGGGACGCGAGATTCTAATCGATGTTTATGAGGGTGAAATGAAAGACGTGAAGGACGCGGATGGAAAAATCGCCTTAACCTATGTCCGATCAACTAAATTAAAATCATACACCGAATCGTTTTCCTTGGATAAGGGTATAGCTGATATTACGACTAAGGCGAATGTGGAGCTTGCCAAAGATGTAACGCGAACACCAATTGATCAGCAGAAAATAAATTTAAGCGATGCCAAAAATTTTTGACAGACCAAATTCAGAGCTTGGCTTTGGTGTTCGGCGTATCAACGAAGACATTTGGTTTGTAGTTCAACAAAAGCTCCTATTGTGGATGGCAAACACTCCGGAAGGCCGAGCGCTCCTGTGTATCCCCAAGGAGTATCCGCGGATCATTGAAATTTCAAAGAAGCATATCAAGATGTATCTTGGTACTTGGGGTGGACGCGATCACTTCATGTCAGATTTTCGTATCGGCGCTAAGTGGGCGAATACCATTCGTCATCGCTGGTTCGATTTTCAAAAGATGGCCCAGTGGTACTATTTTATGAACAGGATGACTCCGATGATGCCTGTTGCGCCAAGTCACTCGCTTCGCTACACGACGACTACGGTATATCCGGATCCGAATCCAGAGACTACCACAGTGGATGGCAAGTGCCGCGATGCGTCAGCTGACAATCGAAGCTGGGCCACGGTTCGAAACGCTGCTGGAAGTGACAAAGACGATTCCTCTGCGTTTGAATCAGGAGTACAAATTGGCGCTGGTACCACATCAAACACCTGGGAGTATATTGCCCGTGGATTTTTCCTTTATGATACGTCATCTATTCCAGACACAGACATGGTTGACTCGGCCACACTTTCACTTTATGGCCATGCGAAATCAGATACTCTGGGATCAACGCCCAATATCAATATTTATACCTCGAATCCAGCAAGTAACACGGCGCTTGTTGCATCGGATTATGCGACTGTAGGTGATACGGCGCAGTGCGATACTGCCGTCACCTATGCTGGCTGGAGTTCGGCGGCATATAATGATTTCGCCTTTAACGCAACGGGTCTTGGAAATATCAGTAAGACTGGGGTGTCAAAGTTTTCGAGTCGCAATGCGTCGTATGACGTCGCAAATTCAGCACCAACCTGGGCGAGCAGTAATCCCTTCTCAAATATTCAGGTTGAAATGGCAGAAACGGCAAGTACCACCAAAGATCCAAAGCTCGTGGTTATCCATTCTGCGGCGGCTACTGGTCAATATATGAGCCTTAATAAAAGATTTTGGTAACTAATAAATAAGAAAAAATCTATGCCAGAAAAAAATCAGGAGGTCCAGTTATTTTTAAAAGAGCTCGAGGTTTTATTACTTCGACACCCAGGAGTAAGAATGATGCCGGAAGTGGTTATTCGAGGCACGACAGTTAGCGCATCAATTGTGATTGAGCCTAGACCACAGGCCAAGATAAAGCCGGTGGAGAAGGGGGAAGGCGTTGAAACGCCAGCTGAGGCCCCAAAAGAAGAGTCTAAGGAAAATCCGGCATCTGAGACTGCAAAATAAATTTTATGGACGCTGGAACAAAACCAGGACAAACCGATGTAAAAGATCCCATCTTCAAACCAATTGAAAGGGGTGAGGATGTGCCTGGATTAAAAACGTTTCAGCCAGAAATTCCTCTCCAGCGGCAAGTGGAAGAATCTGACAAGGACGCCTTGGTACAAACGTATATTTGGCGCAAGGCAAATACCGGAGCTACCTTTACACTTTTAGTTAAGTTTTTTGTAGCGCCGTTTCCTTGTGAGGTGTTGAAAGTTAAGTTTTTTTACACCAATGCCGCTGGATCTCAAGCAGACCTGCAGATTCGGCGCAACAGTTTAGGCACCGATTCAGATATGCTTACTCAGGTGCATCCGCTTGATTCAGGCGCCGGTACGGTTCATACCTATAAGCGCAATCAAACAAAAGGTCTTACACCATCCAACTGCGTGCTGCTTGAAGATGATACGATTGATACGTATATCGTGACCGGCAATGACTCACCAAGTAACATGACCGAGCTCGTGATTGTAATAGTTTTCCGTCCACTGGCTCGAGGACAATATCGATTACCAAAATAAAATATGGCCACTTCACCCGCCAATAAACCAGTCATCACCATCAGATCGCGAGACCTGCTTGCAGGTATCGCCAATTCACCGCACCTTGGTTTTGGACTGATTAAAAATATTGACCTTGAGTACGTTGAGGGAGTGATTCGCGCAAACATCAGCCCGACAAAAGTCTCGAGCACTACGGTTACGGGCCAGATGGCGAATTTCTGCTACGACAACGTCGGTAATATGTACGGCACTGACAGCGCGGGCAAGGTTTATAAGTCAACAAATAATGGAGGTACTTGGTCTGATATCACTGGCGGCGGGATGGGAGCAACCGACTGCGGCCGCGGTATTATTTTCTGGAAAGACTACGTCATTACGTGTGGCACAACTCAGATGGCAGCCTATGGTCCAATCTCAGGCTCTCCTTCCTGGGTCATTACTGGCTGGACGCCTGATTCACTAGCACTCACCACAGCCGAAAATCACAAGATGGTGATTGGGCCAAACGACATTTTATATATTGCGAATCAGCGCTATGTAGCATCTCTGAAAGAAGACACAAACTTTGATCCGACATCTACAGGAAGCTACACCTTCAATAACCAGGCGCTTGATCTGCGGGAGGATTTTGAGATCACGACTATGGATTTTTTAGGAGATCTCTTAAATGTTTTCGCCTACCTACCGCCCAGCAGTGGGATCGGAGATCTAAAATCGGGTCAGATTTTTCCCTGGGATACATTATCCGATTCTTTTACAACACCAATTCAGATGCGGGGAGTAAGAAAAATCGCTTCCTGTCTGTCAGTGGGAGGGCTAATGTATTTTATTACAGAAGACGAGGAGGGCGCTATCTACGCGTTTAATGGCCGTGAAGTAGGACTACTCCGCCGGTTCTTATTTTTGACACTTGCCACCGGGGAGACCTCGAAGTTTTATTTTGGTGGCATCATGCTCATGCGCGATAAAATTTTCTTTGGTCTTGGAAACTCGTCGGCTAATGGCACCTATTCAGTCGGAGTTTATTCGTATGATATTAAAACAGGGCGAGTCATACTGGAAAACCTTATTTCTACGGGAGCAGACGGGAGTGCCTCGAAAGTCGTTATTTCCGCCCTTTTGGCCACCGGAGGCAGCAATTACATCATTGCCTGGAATGTCAGTGATACAACGTATGGCATTGATAAGGTAGCGGGCACGGCTCGCGCTACTAGCTATGCTGCATCGGCCGAATCACCCTTTTTTCGGGTGGCTATCAAAAAAGAGCCATTTACCTTTCGTCGTGTTGAGATCGAATTAGCTCGTGACCTGGTTTCGGGTGAAGGAGTAAAGATTGAGTATAGGGCCAGAAAAAACGATTCATGGACGACGGTCGCAACGATTGATTATGCAACTTACGGTGGGATTAACAACATCGGCCTTGATTTCTCAGCCCGAGTGGAAAACGTTCAGTTTCGAATCTCTTTGACGACGAGCGGCTTAGTCACAACTTCCCCAGAACTTATTGAAGTAAATTTCTTCTAATCATATGGCAACACAACCTAACGCAGACAATCCGTGGTTTGGTATCCCGGTCGATGTCTCAAGTAAATTCACCGACGTTGCTCAGGCGAAAGCCTATTGGGCTAACCAAGGAGGAGGTGCGACTGTACCAACTGCGACAGCGGCTCCTGCGGCCGCTCCGGCTGTGAATGTTGCGCCGCTTGTACCAAATCAAACGCTTCCAACTCTACCCATTCAAAACCAGCCAGCCGCCGCTCCGGCTACTGGTTCCATGGCAAACCTCGATCAAACACTTATTGACCGAGTCATGGGGACGGCTGCAGGGTTAAAATCGAATTACAACTACATCAATGGCGTGTATAAGGCCTTTTTGGGACGCGATGCTACTCAGGCTGAACTCAATAAGTATTTTCAGAAGCCAACTGAATTGGTGCGCACCGAGATCGGTGGTCTTGCCACTGATCCGCGCGTCAAAGACTTATTTAAAAAGCCCACTGCCACCACTCCACTTATTCCGGATATTCCAACAACTCCGGTCAATATCGAAGTACCTAAAAAAATTACCAGTGATTCATTTTCCGGTGATAACAATCTTGCAACTACCGCTCAAGACATCCAAAAGCTCCTCGAGCAAAACAATACTTTCCGGGAAGCCATTTTGAAGCAGATTGAGCCAAGCGCTGATGAGAGAACAATTCAGTCTGACTTACAAAAGATTCGTGAAGACGCAAACACACTCCAGCAGTCTTTTGAGGAGGGTGTAGCTAACATCCAGGATCAGCCAATCCCGATGTCATTTATCACGGGTCAGGCTGCTTCACTCGAGCGCCGGTTCAACCTTAAGCTCTCAAAATTTCAGCGCGATGAGGCAAACCTCCTGGGACGCCTAGGATTAGCCCAGGATGAACGAAAGACTAACCTTGCGGCGCTGGAAGCCGGCCAGGGTTTTTTACAGCAGGATATTGATACTGCGTTTAAAGTCTATGATCGGGTCCAGGCTAATGAAGACAGAGTATTCGAGCGCGCTCAAGCTCTCTCAGATGAAGCCCGGCAGAATTTTGCGACCATTATTGAGATGCTTGATGGCGTAGGTTCTGACGATCTTACTCCTCAGATGCAGGCGAAATTGGGAGATCTAGCGCAAAAGATTGGATTACCCCTGGGGCTTGTTTTAGAGGGCCTAGATGCTCAAAAGAATAAGCAGCTTGTGGATGACCGCCTTGGTACCAAAGATTACATTGACTTAAGCAAGGATCTGATCGATTCGGGCCTTGCTTCAAACCTCCAGGATGCGATTGGAATCATCTCAAACATTGATGCCGGAGGCTTGGGTCAGGTTCTCATCCCGCCAGGTACCCTGGCTGCCAAAAACAATAATCCTGGTAATCTGCGCTTTGTTGGACAGCCTGGCGCTACCCAGGGAGAAGGTGGATTTGCAAAGTTCGCGACTCCCGAGGCCGGGTATAGCGCTCTCAAAAATCAGATCCGACTTGATCAGGACCGCGGACTAACGCTTGAAAAATTCATCAATAAGTATGCTCCGCCATCAGAAAATAATACCGCTCAATATCTTTCCCAAATGGAGAAAGCACTGGGTGTTCCACGTGGAACACCGCTATCACAGATCAGTGTTGATGATCTCGCGGCCGCAGTCGCTATGAAAGAAAGCGGCACTCGGTTTATTACTCCAGCACAAACACTCTCCAGCGATCAACTCCGCCAGAGAATTCTATCCCTTCCAGATGCTACTTCTCGAGACGGCGCGTTTGGCGCAATCGCATCGTTTAAAAACGCAGAAGATCTTAACACTTTACTTGGAGCAGGCACCGATACTGGTCTTTTGGCCGGACCGACTCAGAGTGTTTTGCAGAAATTCGGGCTCTCGTCTCCCGAGTATAACCAATTCAAGGCAGCCGCTACTGCGTTTACGGCAAACTATATCAAGGCGCTCTCGGGCGTGCAGGTCTCAGATAACGAACGAAAATTCTTACTCGCTGCACTTCCCAGTGATAGCAAGACTCCGGAAGTCAACCGCGACAATATGGTTTCGCTGCTTAAGTTTCTCCAGAATCGTTATGAATTACAGCTGGGTATAAAATTTAGCGATTATCCAAATGACATCCCAATGACCGTTATCAATGAGACCAGCTTGGGCGGTCTTTCAGATGAACAAAAAGAGCTGATCTTTAATCAATACACTGGTTCAGTAGCTCAAAATACACCACAACGCCCTAAGTCAACTGAGGGCGGCGTTGTAGGGTTTTGGGAGAATCTTGGATCCAGTGTTATGGATTTCTTAGGCCTATAATAAAAATCTATGCCGGTTACACTCACACAAGACCAGATCAATGATCTGATGTCAAAGGGCTTGACAAAAGATGAAATTACTACCCTGTCTCAAAATAATGGGCGCTTTCCGCGGTCTAATATTTTGAATAAGCCGGTTGAGACTATTTTTCGTTCTGGCGGCGATGTATTAAAAAGCGCCTTTCAGGCCATCTCTCACCCAATTAAAACTGGAAAGGCACTTCTCCAGACAGCGGTTGGTGCGGCCGAATCGCTGCCATTTGTTCGTGACCTTGGTCCAGAGACTCCATCTACTCAGCAGTTTGATCGCGTTAAGGAATTTTTTCAGCGCCGGTATGGTTCTCTTGAGGCTGTAAAGAATACGGCGCTTGAGGATCCGGTTGGCTTTGCGCTTGATTTATCCGTAGTTTTGGGAGGTGCTGGGGCTGCCACCAAGGCGCTTGGAGGAGTAACTAAATCGTCTGAATTGGCCCGGGCCGGTACTGCAATCGGACGAGCCGGTGAGATTGTTGATCCGTTTGCCATGATCGGCCGAGGGATTGGAAAGATTACTCAAAAAGCAGGTGAGGTGGTTAAAAATCCACTACGCAATAACTTAGCCGAAGACGCGGCTAAAATTGATCAATTGGCCAAAGCCCGAGAGATTGACTTACCATCATCTGCCTTAACGGATGCCAAGGCGGTACAGGCTGCAGAGGCGCTCGCCGCTCGAGGCTTATTTGGCCAGAGCGTGGTTGAGAAATTTTCTAAAGCGATTGAAGTTTTACGCAAAGAGGCCTCGGATATTGTTGAGGGTTTTGGAGGCGCTCGCCGCAATGTTGATGTTGGTACGGAAGCAATTCAAGCCGCTCAAAACTTTAAACAACGCTTCATTGCCACAAAAGAGAATCTCTTTACTGACCTCGATCAATCGGCAATCAAAATTAAGACTACAGACACAAAGCCCGCGGTAGAGTTTTTAAATAGTGTTTTGGAGAAGAAGGAAGCGGCTTTAAAGATTTTGCCCGAGGGTTCGGTGGTTGAGGTGAAATTATTAAAAACCATTCGGGATAACCTGCAAAACGCAAAAGAGATTACTGCTGCTGATGTGACAAGCACTATTCGAGAGCTACGCCGAAAAATGTCAGATCGTGATTTTGTGGCCGTAGCCGATGAAGCCGTATTAAAAAAGCTCTCGGCCACCTTGGACGAGATTCGCGATAAGGCCGTTTTGAAACAAAACCCGGAATTGTCTGAGGCGATTAAAGCAGCCAACGATTTCTACAAGGAGAATCTTAAAATCATGCTCTCAAAATCGGGCAATGTTATTAAGCGTGCCATGGATTCGGGTAACCCTGAGATTATCGCACCGGCACTCCTTCGTCCTGGTCTTTTGATGGAGTCAGAATTGCCACGTATTCGCAAGATGGTAGGACCACAGGCCTATGAAGCACTTAAGGCCAACTTAGTGCAAAATATCTTTAAAAAGGCCACGACCGCAAAGGGTGGATTTTCAGCGACAAAACTTGAGCACGCACTCGCGCTTTATGGGGAGGGGACGCTTAAGAAGTTTCTTGGACCTGAGACGTTTCAGCATATTCAGGAGATTACAAAGCTCTCCAAGGCACTTGAGCGGGGAGCAAAGATTGCGGAAGGCTCGCAGACTGCCTACATCGGCCGTATCGCAACCGAGGCGGTATTGCTTTTCACGAATCCCTTGCTTGCGGTTAAGGTTATTGTCGGAGATGTTTTATTCAGTAAGTTTTTAGCCTCACAGGCGGGTAAGAAGTTTTTGACCGGTCAGACGAAATTCAATGCACCGAGGATTCCTGGGAATATCAAAATACCGGTCCAAAAAGGTATTGGGCCGGCGTTTGAGGCAGGACAGATTGAACAGGCAGGAGAAAATGAAGGCTTATGATTTCGTGATGAATGGATCCTTTTTCTCCCGGGCCTTGCGGATGTCAGAAATAAGGCCAGACACTACGTCACCGACACCCCAGAGTAGAAGTAAGCCAACAATGAAAGCTAAGGTTTCCATATTTGTGGTATAATTACTTAATATTTAAGCATAGCACATCTAAGATATTTTGTCAAGTATGCCAATCAAGTGGTCCAATGAAACACGAAACATCGAGACTTTGAACGAGGCGCCTTATAATCCGCGCAAAATGTCTCGAAAACAGGCCAAGGATTTAAAAACATCACTCGACAAATTCTCCTTGGTGGACCCGGTGATAATCAATCTGGATGGCACCATCATCGGTGGCCATATGCGTGTTAAGGTTTTGAAAAAAGATGGTATTGGCACTGTGGAAGTCCGAGTGCCAGACAGACAATTGACGCCAGCGGAGGAGAAGGAATTGAATCTGCGGCTGAATAGAAACGTCGGTGATTGGGACTGGGACCTATTGGCAGCATTTGATAAAAACGAATTGATCGATTTTGGTTTTGATGACAAGGACATTCGGAAGTTACTCGATGACAATCTACACGTCCATGCTGACTCGTATATTCAGTGCAAAGACTGTAAGGCGGAAAACGCGGATTTTCCATGTCGTAGCTGTGGAAAGACCATTGAAATTAAAAAGTCGGATATTGAGTATAGATCTTGAAAATTTATTTTAGCTAAACTAAGAGAACGGTTTAATCCGTATGCCCAACTATAACGGAACACCGGGGAATCGTAACGGTGGCCGGAAGTCCGCATACCAAGAGAGAGCTGACGCGAAAATGCTGTGGGACATGTTCTTTGATGAGCATGATGTCAACACTATTCGCGAGAAGTTTAAGACAGGCAAGTATTCGATTAAAGAAATATTTGTCTCAAAGGCTTTTGCGGGCAACGAAAAATTCATCCTGGCCATGTTCAACAAAATATTCCCCAACGAAACTATTTTTTCCGGCAATCCAAACGCGCCGATCAGTTTGGAAGTGCTGCAACAGCGTATTGGCGGTATGCCAGATGAGATGCTGGCCGATATTGCCAGCGGGAAAGTAATCGAAGGTGAATTTGAAGAAAAAAAACCTCAAGCCAATGGACAACCAACCACAACAATTGAGCCAGCCAGTCCAGCCACAGTCCCAGCCGGTCCCGGCTCAACCGCCGGAGCCGAAGTCGCCCCCGATGGATCCACAGCAAGTGAGCCAGCGCCAGCTCCGGATAGCGGCAATGCAGGAACTAGCACGCCGGGAGCTGTCACGCCGACATCTGCTTAATTTCATTCAGTATAATTTTAAAAACTATAAGGTCAACTGGCATCATCGGCTTCTAATTGATGCGCTGGAAAAAGTGGAGCGAGGCGAACTCAAGCGCCTGATGGTCTTTATGCCTCCTCGCCATGGTAAGTCTGAAATCTGCTCGATTCAATTCCCTGCTTGGTTTTTAGGAAGAAATCCAAGCAAAGAAGTGATCTGCTCGAGCTATTCGGCTGACCTCGCTGTAGAGTTTGGAAGAAAGACTCGTAATCTCGTCGCAAGCCCAGAGTACCGAAACGTTTTTAAAGCGATCACTCTGGCCGAGGATAGTAAAGCCGCCGGTAATTGGAACACCAACTTTGATGGCTCATATAAGGCCACTGGTGCAGGTGGTGCAATCACTGGTAAGGGTGCTGACATATTTTTGGTTGATGATCCGGTGAAGAATCGTGAAGAGGCTGAATCAGAAGTCGTACGCCAAAGTAAGTGGGATTGGTATCGCTCAACGGTCCGCACGCGTCTCAATCCCAACGCTTCGATTGTCTTTGTGGTAACACGCTGGCATGATGCTGATTTAGCTGGGATGATTTTATCAAACGATGTGAACAAGGAATGGACGGTGATTTCAATTCCTGCTATTGCTGAAAATGATGAGCAGTTTCGTAAGAAGAGTGAGGCGCTCTGGCCAGAACAATATCCGCTTAAGGAGCTGGAGAGTATCAAAAACGATATTGGGCTCTATGAGTGGTCATCGCTGTACCAGCAAGCTCCTATCTCATCGGAGCTCCAGGAGTTTAAAAACACCTTCTTCAAGTCCCGTAAGTTAGAAGAAATCAAAAAGCTCAAGACTCGATGCTTCGTGACGATTGACACTGCGATTTCCAAGTCAGCTGAGGCAGACAATACAGGTGTTTGTATTAACTGGGTTGATTCAGAAAACATTTGGAATTTCAAGGCTTATAAATTACGCATCAATCCAAAGGAACTCATTGACCATCTGTTTTATCTTTATGAAACGCACCGGCCGGAAAAGCTCGGAATCGAAAAGACAATATACCTCGATACCCTCAAGCCCTTTTTGGAGGATGAATATCGAAAACGCAATAAGTTTCTACCGACATTTGAACTTGATCATCAGCAAAAGAAAAAGGAGCTACGGATCCGCGGCCTTATTCCGCGATATGAGAGCGGTTCGATCTACCATGTGGAGGGCGAAGCGAAAGATCTGGAAGAGGAAGCAGTACGGTTTCCCAAGGGTGTCCACGATGATGTTCTTGATGCGGCGGCATACCAGCTCCAGATCGCCGAGCCACCGATGAAGGAAGAGGCTGAGGAATTCGGGATTTATAAACATAGTTACGGATAAAGTAAAATATGCTACGATATAAGAATAGCAAGCCCAAAAAATAAACAATTTTATGAAAATGGAAACGAAAGCGCGTGACGCAAAAGCGTTAGACAAGATTAAGACATTTGTTTCGGAAAACGATTTGTCTATTGCTTTTGTAACTGATCGCGTAGCGTTTAAAATGAGGGATCTGATTCGCCAGGTCCGCAAGAACTACTGGGGCGTTTTTGATGACCCGACTGATCCAATGACTGGACGCGAAAAGATCTGGGTGCCATTGACAGAATCAATGGTTGAAGCGACGGTAAAGAATACCGATATTGATACTAAAGATATCAACCTCCGGGCCAAAAAGCCCGAGGCAATTGGTTTAACCTCAATCCTCCGTGCCGAGGTACGAAATCAGCTTGACTATATTGATTTTGGAGAGCTTCTCGATAACCATAATCGAAGCAAGGCCATCAATGGCACGGGCATTTGGAAGACTATCAAGGATTGGGATGAAAAAGAAAAGAAGTGGCGACCCTGTGTCTATGAGGTTGATCGGTTGAATCTCTACATCTCTGCCATGGCAGGCAATATGCAGGAAGATGATTTTGCTGAGCGCGTTATCATGACTCCTGAGCAAGTCATGAATATGGATGGCTGGGAGAATACTAAAAATATTACAGGCACTCTCAACCTTCATCCAAATGATAAAGATCTGGGCCCATTCTCGGGCGAACAAGCTTCGTCTCGTCGAGTGGAAATTTTTGAATATTGGGGATGGTTTTCAAAAGATTTGCTCACCCTTGAGACGGAGGATAAAGACGAGCAGGTCTTTGGACACATGGTTGCGTCTGGAGTATTTTCAAATGAACAAAAGCGTATCCATCTTGTCGAGGCGGTTAAGGGATGGAAGCCGTATGAAGAGGATTGGTTTATTAAGGTCCCGGGCCGCTGGGATGGTCGTGGTGTAGGTGAAAAACTTATCATGCTACAGCTATGGATGAATGTGGTTGTGAATATTCGCATCAATCGCAACAATATCGCACAGCTTGGCTTGTTTAAAGTCAAGAAGGGCCGAGGTATCACCGCACAGATGCTCAAGCGGTTAGGTTCAAATGGTGCCATTTTGGTTGAAGATATCGACGATATCCAGCAGTTTGTGATGCAGGAGGCTGGGCCATCGTCTTACAATGATGAGAATGTCATTAAGGCCTGGTCTGAACGCACCACTCAGGCGTTTGAAGTGGCGACTGGTGAGGCCCTGCCGTCTTCTACTCCGGCCACAAATGCTGTGATTCAAAATACTAATGCACAAAGCGCCTTCACTTTGCTCAAAGAGAGTACGGGGCTTTTCATTCAACGCTGGATGAAACGGCATTTCATTCCGATCATTCAGAAAAATCTTACGCCAAAAAATATCGTGCGTTTAACCGGTGATCCAGAGGAATTGCGCGAATTGGACGAGCGCATTGTTAATGAAATTCTGTATGAAGAGCTCGACCGCCTGAATAAAGAGGGTAAAGTCGTTGATCCGATGCAGGTCCAATCTGAACGTGATCGTGCCATGGCTAAACTCTCATCGATGGGTAAGGATCGCTACGTTGAACTACTCAATAAAGTCGATCTCACTGAATACGATGTTCAGGTCTTTGTAACTAATGAAGAAATCGATAAGGCCGTAATCATCAAAAACCTACTCGATATTTTAAAGATTGCGCCAGCCGTACCGGGATTAGACATTGATCCTGCTACAATTGTCACTCAGGCGATTGATATGATGGGGCTTTCAACATACCAGCTCCGCCGCCGTCAGAATATCGCATCATCTATTCCAGGCCAGCCATCACCGACTGAGCCAGTGATGCCTCAAGGGCAAGGTCAGATTCCGCCGGGAGCAGGAATGACACCGCCAGGTATGGCGGCATCGAACGCACAGAAAATTTACCAGGGTGCTAACGTACCCACATTAAGAACTCAAGTCTGATTTTATGCTACTCGATCGACTCCGTTCACTTATCCCACAAACACCATTATTTAACAATGTAATCTCCGGTGCCCGAAAGGTCATGGGAGGTATTTCCGATCAGGTCGGTCCCATTGTTCGTGGCACTGGCGAGTTTGGTGCTGATGTTATTGAGCGCGCCGTCAATTTACCAAATGATATGGTGCAAACGGCTGGCCGCGGCGGTGAGGCACTAGGAAATTTTGGTGCAGGCCTTGGCCTGATGATGGAAGAGCCGCGCCGTCAGCAAACCGTGATGATGAATAGCCAGCTCCGCCAAAAGATTCGAGATCAGGCGGCCGGTGGTAAATTATCACCTGAGCGCGCCCAGCAATTAGAAGCCGGTCTACCAAAAGACACCCCTCCTCCGCTGGTCCAAGAAATTGAGAAAAACCCCTTTATGTTCGGTGCTTCTAAGGCCTATAACACCGCACTAGGCGTAGGATCCATTCTATCCCTCGTATCCGCGGCTACAGCGGGCATTAAGGGTCTCATGGCTATGGATGGCGGCCAGACCGCTGCAATCACCTCTACTAAGCAATTAGAGGCCTTGTATCCCCATGCTGGAAAGCACGTATTGAAATCACCCACTAATGAGGTATTAAATAGTAAAATGGCCGCCAGTGTTATTGAAGACGCTAAAAGACAGATTGCTGGCAAGTCAGGTATGAACAATCCTGAACTCGCCGCGCGCCTTGATGCTGTAGATCCAACTACCATTCGTTCATGGGGAGACTTAGTTATGAAGATGACTGACACGGTGAAGCATGATCCCACTGCCGTAAAAACAATTTTGAATCATGCTCAGACTCGCTGGTCTATGTATGTTATAGACCCTGCGTCTATCACTCAGGTAGCGGGCCCTGAATTTGTAAAGGCGGGTATGCCGCCGGTGAATCCTTCGGCTCCCGCGGCTTCTACTCCCGCAGGCTTAACGCCAAAAGAATACAGTAGTGCGTTTAAAGCACTCGAGAGCGAGCTCACAAAAACTCCACAAGGCAAGACAGCTGTCATCATGGGTACTCTCAATAAAACTGGTCCTGATCAATTCACAAGATACATGGTTTCGGATATGATTAAGACTCTCGGTGGTCTTGACAAGGCAGTGAAAAACCCAATTTTCAAGAACATGATTGAGAATCTGTTTAAAAATATTATCCCAGGCGCCAGTGCTCAAACAACGACTCCACAGTCTCAATATGGAAAAACCTGATCTCGAAACAAAAAAAATATTAGCTGACGGCGATGCAATCAACTCTCTAGTAAGGAGTGACGGATGGATTCTTGCCAAACAGAAACTCATTGATTATATTACTGGGCTTGATTCAATCAGCAATATCGATCCTGCGCTGCCTCCTGAAAAACAGATTCGAGAGATTGAAATCAATCGAAAAGTAATTCAGGTCATTTTGGATTGGCTACGTGAGGTTGAAGGTGAGGCCCAAGGATCTGCCACCCAAAAGGAGCTCCTTGATGTGAATCGAGGCCAGAAGTTTATTTATCAGATCCCTGAAAATAAGGATTAAGACTTTTGAATACGTCCTGCGTTTTGGTTTTTTTCCGCGGGGCGTATACAAAGCTCTTCATCAAAGGTCGAAAGAGCCAGATCACCGCTGACAAACTTCAAAAGTTATGTCTTCCGATCCCAATAACTCTACCCCCTTACCTGGCGGAGCAAACGTTACTCCAGCAGGCGGCGGAGAGAATGGCAAAGAAGAAGTCGTAAGCGTTCACGAGGTGTTATCCGAAGTCCTGAAACGCGATTTTCCAGACGACGAAGCCGCTCTCCAGTCCGTCAAGGACACGTTCGACTACGTCGGAAAAGCCGGGAAACACCTTAAGGCGATCGAGCACGTCATGAAAACTCGTGGCGTAAGCGAAGATCAAGCAATTCAAACAATTATGTCTGAAATCATTGCTCAACCGGCCCCAGCGCCGGCCAGCCAGGCGACCCCTGCAACCCCAGTGCCACCTAGTCCGGCACCGGTACCTGCGACGCCGCCCGTGAACCAAAGCGGCACATTGTCTCGCGACGAGTACGAAGCCGACAAGTTCTATACCAAGAACCCTCATCTTGAGCCACATCGCACAGTAATCGAAGCGGTGCGGAAGCCTGGCCAGGACCGTAACGAGACAATAAAAGACCCAGCCCTCTCAACACTTCTTGAGGGAGCTGTTGCCCGCGACACCGAAGAAAAGAAGAAAACTGTCGCTAAACCCTCTCAAGGTTTAGGAGCCGCCCCCGACAAGCTCACCAAGGCTGGTGAGAGCTTGAAAGCGGGTAAGTATAACGAGGCCGTTGACTCCGCTGTTGACGCCGTTCTCGATACTTATCCCGGTAGTCAAGACAAAGACTAGGCGCTTTTAACCACAAGCTGAGAGTGGAGGAATTATTGTGGCTACAGATTTTTCGCTTCGTACATACGGCGACGTATCCCGAAAAGAAGATGTCGTATTGAACGCGATTGAGATCTTGACCGCACGTGAGACTCAGATCATGAATCTCCTGCGCAAGACCGTCGCGATTGATACCGTACATAGCTTCCTCGTCGATACGCTCCGCACCCCTGCGACCGCGGCCGTTGAACAGGCTGCCGATTACACTGCCCGAGATTTGCAGACGCCTTCGCGTTTGACCAATATCGTGGAAAAGATCGTCATTCCTTTCAAGGTTTCTCGCACGCAGCAGTATGTCCAGCACTATCATGGTGAAAATGAGCTCTCCCGCCAAACGCGGAAGGCGCTCATGGATTGGGCCAACGCCGCCGAGTTTGACTTGGTGCGTTCGACCTTAGTCTCAGGTGCCTCAGGCACCACGCCTAAGATGTCTGGTCTTATCGAAGCGACCTCGAAGTCGACGAATCACACGAGTCATAACTCTGGTACCACTTGGAGTGCAACCATTCTGGATGGTCTGATGAAGATCAACTGGGATAACTCCAATGGTGATGTCGCAACGGATCTTTTCATGGGCTCATTCTTGCGCTACGTGACTGATACGTTCGCCCAGAAGACCAATGTGGTGGTAAACGCCCCCAATGGTCTGGCGTCTCTTGTTCGTACCGTTTCATCTTTCCAGACTTCTTTCGGCACTGTCATGATCCACACCCATCGCTATATCCAGCAATCTGGTGACGCGACTGGTCGTGTCTTGGCACTCCGCCCAGAGAAGCTCGCGATTGCTTATCTGAACCGGCCGTTCATTGATACCAATCTGGCTCGTTCTGGTGCCTATGATTTCCGCGCTGTTGATGCTGAGCTCACGCTCGAAGTCAACAACCAGGATTCAAACTGGTACGCAGACGGATTCGATATCGACTAGGCTTTGGAGTGGCTGGACCGGCTCTCTTACTCAACGGTCCTGTTGGCTGGTCCCCTGTATGCATATTGCAGGGGACCAACAATATGCAAGTCAACTAATCTTTAATTAAAAAACCATGTCATTTACCGCTATTGCTCCCAGCTACCGCAGCAGCCGCAAGACCATTGTTTGCTCATGCGGTAAGGGAGTATCAAAAAACAACGCTCCGGCAATAGCCGAGCGACAAGTTAAAACCGGCATTGATGAGAATGGCGCCGAAATTTTTGAGACTGCGAAGTACCAGATCTATACCTGTGAGTGTGGCAACGAGTTTGGAATTAAAGTCCAGCTCGTATGAAAGTAACCATTGCCTCTGCCGTACAAGACGCGACCAAAGATAAGATCCGGGAGGTAGTCAAGATGTATTTGAGCCTTTACTCCACAGAATATTCACAGTTTCACGCAGCGCTGCGAGAGAAGCGTACCAAGCTAAAAGATAAATTCGGATCAACCAAGGGCTTAGAAACAATTGAGCGTGAACTGTTCGAGATTCCAGAGACGTTGTATACTATACTACTGGCCCGCTTGACTCCTGAAGAGATCAAGTTTTGGCGCTCACGCCCCGGCTCCATCTGGTTTGCCAAGGCGTATCATAAAGAATTCGGCGTACCTGAAAAAATTTAAACTATGGAAAAAGAAAAAAAACCATCCGGCGTAAAGCTGGCCCTATGTTTAATCGTCAAAGGCACTGACCGCGAAGCGGAGCTCTTGGGCCGGTGTCTGCAATATACGGCGTCCTTTGTGGACGGCGTTTTTGTTACCATCACGCAGCCCAATGAGAAAGTCGAGCAGATGGCCAAGCTTTATGGTGCCAATGTTTCTTATTTTGCTTGGGTGAATGACTTTGCCAAAGCGCGTAATTTTAATTTTTCTCAGGTACCAAAAGATTACACTCATATTTTCTGGCTCGACTCGGATGATATCGTACGAGGCATTGATAAGCTCCGGTCCGCCATCGAAAGCCATCCACACGTGGACGCGTTTTCCATGTTTTATTTGTATGCGTTTGATGAATATAATAATCCCACGGTGGTGCACCATAAGACTCGAGTGCTCAAAAATGATGGCTGTGTTTCCTGGGCCGGTTCATTGCACGAAGATTTCAAAGAGAATCGCAAGGTGACTACCTTTTTTATAAAAGATATTGAGGTCTTACATCTTACCGATGAGCAGCGAATACATGAAAATAAAGAGCGCAATCTGGCTATTGCCGAAGTAGAAGCCAAGGAGATGCCCGATGATCCACGTTCTTGGTGGAATATGGGAAATGCCCTTAAGGCTCTTGGACGGGACCAGGAAGCGATTGATGCGTTTGATAAGTTTTTAGCAGACTCTGAGTCAGATGATGAAAAATACATTGTTTATCTTCGCCGGGCAGAGGCCTATTGGGGCATGGGAGACCGTAATAAAGCGCTGGATGAGGGGCGCTATGCGCTTGGGTTAAAGCCTGAATTTCCTGATGCCTATAATCTTTTGGGCGCGCTGCATTATGAGCTGCGCCAATACGCCAAGGCCGTTGATTATCTCAAACAAGGCCTTAGTCTGAAAGCGCCTTACTATAAAATTATTGTCTATAATCCGCGCGATTATGATTACGTGCCATTGATGAATCTGGCCAAGGCCTATTTTGCACTCTCACTGCCATCGTTATCCCTGGAATGTCTCAAGGCGTGTGCCTTGATCTATCCGGAGGACAAGCACATTGAGGAACTTATTAAAACCATGGAAGTCGAAGCGGGACGCTTTGAGGAGGTGCTCAAGATTGTCGAGAAGGTCAAAGATCTGCGCGATGAAAAGAAAATTGAAAAAGAGCTTGAGAAGGTCCCGGACGATTTGAAGATGCACCCGGCAATCTGTAACCTGCGTAATACGCGCCTGATTAAAAAGACAGCGACCGGCAGAGACCTGGTGTTTTATTGCGGGCCCCAAAGCGAAGAATGGACGCCTGAAACGGTCAAAGAAAAAGGCATCGGTGGATCAGAAGAAGCCATTATCAATCTCTCTGCAAAGCTTGCTGACATGGGCTGGAATGTCACCGTATACAATAACTGCGGATTCAGATCCCAGAAATTCGGCAAGGTAACATACAAACCATTCTGGTCATGGAATTACCGTGATCGGCAGGATGTCGTGATTATCTGGCGCGTCCCATTGCCCTTGGATTACCCGATCAATTCTCCCCGGGTATATCTTGATCTTCATGACACGATTGAGCCGGGCGAACTTAATGAGAAGCGCGTGAATGTCCTAACGAAGATTTTTGTAAAATCAAATTTTCATCGCTCGCTCTACCCGAACGTGCCGGATGAGAAGTTTGTAATTATTCCCAATGGCTTTGATGAGACGCTCTTTGAGGGTAGCGTTAAGCGAGATCCCTATTTAATTATCAATACATCATCTCCAGAGCGCAGTCTGACTGCGTTTATTGAAATCTTCAAACGAGTCAAGACACAGGTACCCCAGGCGCGCGCTCAATGGGCCTACGGCTGGGATGTTTGGGATAAGGTACACGTCGGTAACCTGAAACGCATGGAATGGAAGGAAAAGACCGTTAAAGCGCTTGCAGATGCTGGTATCGAATCTCTCGGACGCATCAATCATGCTGAGGTGGCAAAGCTCTATGAGCGAGCAGCGATATTTCTATATCCGACTGAGTTTGCAGAGATTCATTGTATCTCGGCCGTGAAGGCCCAAGCCGCGGGAGCGAATATTATTACGACTGATTTCTCTGCCCTTGATGAGACGGTTAAGTATGGGACGAAAATTCATTCAGAGAAAACAAAGGATACTTGGGCGAAGCCATATCAATTCGATTTTTCTGTGACCGATGAAAAAATGATCGATCGGTTTGTTGAACAAACCATTCTTGCTTTGAATGAGGATGAGGTCGATTGGGATGGACAAATTGAATGGGCCAAAGAGACTTATAATTGGGAGCGTATTTCAAAGCTCTGGCACAAAGTTTTCATGAATCAGACACTTCCGCCGGAGCGAATCAAGGAAATCGAAAAGTGGAATAAAGACGGCAAGCCATGGGCTTACGCGGATCCCAAGTCATTTGATCAGTTTCCAAAGTTTCCGCTGACCTTGAAGAAGATCAAGGAGCGCAAGGAGATTAAGAGTGTCCTTGATATTGGATGCTTCACCGGCTACTTCTTGCGGCATCTCTCGCTTGAGAAAAACGGTGATGGGTACTATGACTGTTTCGGCTGTGATATCCAAAAGGATCTGATGGACCGCTTGAATAAAGAATGGGAAAAGAAGAGACCTAATCTAAAGTTTACCTGGGCTTCAGCCGAAAATCTGGCCTATGCAGTTAAGTCTTTTGACGCGGTTGTGATGCTCGATACTCTTGAGCATTGTCTTGATGACAAAAAAGCCATTGCCGAGGCCGAGCACGTTCTTAAGCCTGGCGGCTGGATGTTCATCAATCTGCCTCGCAATCATGAGTATCTGGATGATTCAGGAGAGCATGTTCGTATTTACGACGATGAGTATGTCAAAGAGCTGTTTGGCCAAAAGAAAAACGTCGAAATTGAAATGTGCAAAGATGAGTATGGCCGTAAAACGACTTATGTCACTTACCAAATTTGATATGAAGCGACTGTATGTGATCTCAAAATATATTGAAGCAGAATCTCTTGATCACGCACGTAGGATTGAAAAAAATTACAGGCCCCAGGAAATTTATTTATATCAAGGCACCGCACTGCTTTCATCAGTAAAAGACCAGGTATCTAAAATAGGTTTTAACCATAAAAATGAAACCACAAAAAGAAAAAGACATCCAAAAAAGTATTCTTGATTATTTGCGTTTAAAGAAATGCCTTGTCTTTAAACACCATTCGACCGGATTCACGATGAAGGACGGGGAGGCTCGGGCCTTTCGATATGGAATGAAGGGCGTGTCTGATATTATTGGCTGTCTTCCCAGTGGACGATTTTTGGCAATTGAAGTGAAGCGTCCCGGGAAAAAACCATCACCTGATCAGGACGAATTTTTGAAGCAAGTGGTTATGCACGGCGGCCTTGGGTTTGTCGCCACTTCAATCGATGATGTTTCAACGTGGGTATGAGATACGCTATCTATGAGCCGACGCCTCCAGGAGCGGCGAGCTATCTTAAAAAATACCTAGAAAATAAGGTTGTTTATGATCTTGGGGCCGGGTACGGTGAATTCGCGGCCGAGATGTACAAATACGCTAAAAGAGTAGTGGCTGTTGAGAGCGACCCCCATATAGCGATACAATACCCATGGAAGGGCATTGAGTGTATTGAGAACGATTTTATGCAGGTAGATCTCAAGGAGGCTGAGGTTATCTTCGTTTTCCTGAGTTTCGTTGGAATGTATGCACTTACCAGAAAACTTATAAAAGATAATTGGCATGGCATTGTGATCTCTCATTATTACTCACTGCAAAATCTCGATACTCGCCCAATGCCTCCGTCAGAGGTTATTGTCGCAGAAATCGATGGAGGAGCTATACCATTTTTAATTTATAAATTATGAAAACAATTCCGTTGTTTTGGCCACACATCCCGCGCCGCAAGATCTTGCGTGAGATTAGTGATACACTCAAGACCCGTTGGATTGGTCAGGGCCCAAAAGTCAATGAGTTTGAGCAGGAGTTTGTAAAGAAATTCAAAACTCCCAATGCTCTTTTTCTAAACTCGTGCACTGCAGCGCTTGAATTGGCATACCACATTATTGGAATCAAGCGTGGTGACACCGTCTTAACGCCTGTTTTGACCTGTACCGCAACAAACATTCCCTTGGCGCGCCGCCACGCCAATATTGTTTTTGTCGACATCAATACCTCTACACTGAACATGGATTATGAGGATTTCAAGCGTAAGCTCACGGGCAAGGTTAAGGCCGTTGTACTCGTGCCGCTTGGAGGGATTGAAATTGACCATAAAATTATTGCCTACTGTCGGAAACGCCATATCCCGGTAATTATTGACGCTGCTCAGGCTCTTGGCCTTTATTGGCCCAAGGCTGATTTTGTCTGCTATTCTTTCCAGGCGATCAAGCACATGACTACGGCTGATGGCGGTGTGTTGGTAAGTAAAAACCCTGCGCATCATTCACGGGCGAAGCTCCTGCGTTGGTTTGGGATTGATCGGGAAAAGAAGGCTGCTAAAGATTGGCAGGCCTGGGAGAGGCGCGAGATGACATTTAATATTGAAGAGGCTGGATATAAGTTTCAGCCGACTGATATTGATGCCTCATTTGGCCTCGTGGGCTTGAGGGAGTTTGATAAAATCAAAACTTACCGGGAGAAGCTGTGTAAAATCTACCAAAAGCATCTTTTAGCTAATATCAGGCGTGTCCATGGAGGGGCCAATTGGTTGTTTGGAATCAACGTTAAACATCGTGACGAACTCGCCGAGTATTTGAAGATCCATGGCATTGAGACTAATCTGGTGCACCTGCGCAACGATATTTTCCAGGTATTTGGATCTAAGCGCTTAGACCTTACCGGCATGAATTGGATCGAAAATAAATATCTGTATTTACCGCTTAATACTAAAATTAAACCCAGCGATGTGAGGCACATTTGTCGCGTGGTCAATAATTTTTATCACAATGTTAAAGACCCAAACATATAAGGACATGGAGGAGTACGTGGCTCGTGGGGAAGTAAAGGATTCTCAAGGCCGCGTGGTTTCTCAAATAATGAAAGAAGAGGAGGAAATTGTTCGGCAAATTGAGACTGAGGCAGCTCGTCCCCTTGTCACTGACGAGAAGCGGGTTGAGATTATTGTTCTCATCACGCACAATGATCGTGATATTGTCATCGATTGCATCAAGGGAATTCTTTTGACGAAGTACCCTTTTAAAATAACAATCTACGACAATTCAGATAATTCCCGAAATACTTCTCGCGCTTGGAATAAATTTATTCGTGAGAGCACCTGTGGCTATGTCATGCTCATTGATTCTGATGCGTTTCCACAAAATGAGCGCTGGCTGCTTTCGATGGTTGAGATCCTTGAAAAATACCCTGATGCCGCAGTCGTTGGTCCGGTAGCCGGGGAGCCCTCAGTTACTACGATTCAAAGCATGGGCTACAAAGAGAAGGCTCCAGAGATTGAGACTGATGGACATATCAGTGGCTATTGTATGCTGTTTCGTAAGAGCATTTTTGATCAGGTTGGATATTTTGATGAAGATTTTGTTTTCTATGGCCAGGAGAGCGATTGGATTGAAAAGATCCTCGAACAGCGTAAGTATCGAGTTTTAATCACTCGGCAGGCCTGGGTAAAGCATGGCCTTGCGGGCAAACCATCGGTTTCTGCTGATCGCGCGGTTGCTGAGGGCACTTTCAATAAGCGCGCTGATTCTGAATACAGCCAGGCGCTGTGGATTCAAAAGAAAGCTCAACGCATGGAGGCCAAAAAAGAACAACCAAAGCCATGAAGTATTTCAAATATTTAAAATATCTCTTGAAGCATATCTGGTATGTTCGCATAGCTTGCTGGCGCCACGGTCTTTTCTGGCAGGGTTTAGTACACGATGCTTCAAAGTTTCGCCTGGATGAATTTCTGGCTTACGCGAATTTCTTTTATGGCAAAAAGCCATTTAAAAGAGATACTACCGGATTTTATTCTCCGGCCATCGTTGAGGACAAAAAGTTTTTAATGGCGTGGTTTTTACATCAGAAACGCAATCCTCATCACTGGCAATATTGGGTGATGCCGCATGATGATGGTTCACCTTTAGCCATGCCAATGCCTCATCGCTATCGCCTAGAAATGCTCTGTGATTGGTGGGGAGCATCTATGGCCCAGGGATTCAAAGGCAAGTGTCGTACCTGGTATCTGGTCAATCAAGACAAAATGCTTCTTCATCCAGAGACCCGTGCTTGGGTTGATGCAAATGTAAGTGATAGGTTTGTATGAAAAAACACCGCGTTTTAATTTTAGGATCCGCAGGATACATCGGCCGTGCCCTGATGGAATTTTTGCGTCATAAGGGACACATTGTTTCTGGAATTGACAATCGTCAGAGGGAATTTATGGTCAATTATGTTGGTAGTGATTCCTTGGTGCCTCTTAAGGATAATGATTCTTATTTTCTGGACCTCGTTAAGGATTCAGATAAATTTTATAAACTCATCAAAAAATTTAAGCCCGATACAATCGTTCATTTGGCACAGCAGCCATCAGCTGCATTTTCTATGAAGTCAAGATCGGAAGCGACTGAAACACAGACTAATAATATCGAAAGCACTATGAATGTGCTTTGGGCGATCAAGGAGATCAATCCAAAAATTCATCTCATTAAGCTCGGTACAGCCGGGGAGTATCCGGATTGGCTTTATAAAAACATTGAAGTACCCGAAGGTGCGCGCATCATGGTGAAGTATCAAGGGAAGAATTGGAGAATCCCCACGCCACGTTATGCCGGGAGCTTTTATCACTTCTCCAAGCTCTTCGATTCATTCAATATTGACTACGCTTGTCGAATCTGGGGATTGAACGCGACTGACATCAATCAGGGCATTGTCTATGGCAATCGTCACAACACTCGCCTTGATTACGACGAATATTTTGGCACGGTAGTTAATCGCTTTTGTGTCCAAGCCATGTGCGGAATTCCCCTGACAATTTATGGCACTGGCAATCAGATGCGCAGTTTTATCAACCTGCAAAATTCGATTGAGGCAATCGAGCTGATCATGAAAAATCCAGCCAAGGGATATCGTGTCATTCAGCAGTTGACTGAGACCTACACGGTCAAACAGATTGCCAAAATGATCCAAAAGTACACTGGCTGCAAAATTCAATATATTAAAAACCCTCGGGCTGAGCTCTCGCGCAATCGGTTTAAATTCAAGGCTCACGAGCTCAAGACGCTTGGTCTTAAGACAAAACCCATGGAAGAAGAGATCCTGAGACTGCTCAATCTCACAAAGCAATACCAATTCCGGGTAAAAAAAGATGCTATTTTGCCAAAAACTCTATGGCGCTGAAAAAATATAAAACTTGTATTCAGTGTGGCTGTATTTTTTATAAACGCGGTACGAATGGCATTAGAAGGGCTAAACGAAAAAAAATATAATTCTATGAAAATTTGTTACGTAGGTGAGTTAGCCAGAACTCCGGATGCTCCTGACCACAAAGGGATCATCCAAGGGCTCACGTGGCTCAAAGAAGAAGGCGCGATCAAAGACTTCAAAATCGTTGACCCGATACTTAACAATCGAAACGAAGTGGTGCGTCAGTGCAACGAGTACGGCGCAGATCTTGTGGTCCACGGAAACACCGACTCCTTAACGCTTGGGATCATCCCTGAAATTAAGGCTGGTGATCAGGTGTTTTTCATGGGAGATCTTCGGCTCAATAAAGAATATTATCATCAATGGTCGAAATGGATTGAGGGCTCAAAGGGCTTAAGTCACCTGCTGCTTTCTAATCGGACCCAGCTTGAAATGTGGTCAAAAGATTTTGGCATCCCAGCTTCATTTTGGCCTCATGGTTGCTACGTACCAGACCAAATGGTCTTCGATGAGGCGTTTGATAAAGGTGTAGTTTTTATTGGTTCTATGATTCCTGAATATCCCTTCAACCATCGAATTGAGTTAATAAAAAAGATTCAGGAAAAACTGTCAGTACCCTTGACACTTTTGAATGGCGATGGAACTTTAGGCCGTAATAAGATTTGGCAGGACATGCCAAAAATTTACCATTCTTCAAAGGTAGTTTTGGACGTAAGCCATTTCTGGGATTTCGATGGATATGCCTCTGGGCGTTATTGGTACACAGCAGGCCTGGGTGCCTGCTCAGTAACAAAACGATTTCCTGGATGTGATGAGTTTTATTACGATACTATTCATAAATGGTATTTCGATACCGCTGATCAAGCGGCGGATCTCATCCATACTCTACTCAAAGATGACAAGGCACGATTTAAAACTAAAATCGCAGCCTATCGACAAAACGCTGCGAATCATAATTATCGCGTTCGGTTTTTACAATTATTTGAAATTCTGAAATATGGCATCGTATCCAAGTCGCAGCCCTCTCGTAGTAGCTGAGTATCTAGCCCCAATCATTGCTGGCCGTAGCGTATGTGATATTGGATGCCATGAAGGCGATCTAATGGAGGCGTTTAAACGCTATACTGACAAGCCAGTCGTTGGTATCGAATTGCCTGGTCGGGAGTCAAGCAAAGCGATTTTACGAGGACTTGAAGTCTCAGTAGGAGATGTTTTAGAAGTTAATCCTCCCAAGGCCGATGTGTATTATCTTTGGAATAACGTGGCGATTCGAGATGCCATGATTACCACTCTCAAGGGAATTATTGTTTTGGGCCGGCGGCGCGCTGACCATCAGTTTCCTAAGCGAGCGAGAGGTATTGAATTTTCTTTTAATTTTATTGAGGACGGAAAATCTGACGTCTTCTACTTAATGATTTACTATGCACCATAATAATATTTTGTGGCTTCGGGATCTGAGGGAAAAGTATCCCGAGAATTTTACTAAAGCCAAAGTTTTAGAGATTGGCTCAGCCGATATCGCAGGCACCATTCGCTCCGAGTTTATTGACTGTAAGTATATTGGAGTAGACCAAAATTCTGGTCCGGGCGTTGACTTGGTTTCAGATGCTAAAGAGACAATCTTTAAGCCTGAATACTTTGATACTCTCGCGATATTTTCGGTCTTTGAACATGATTTGGGCTGGAAGGAAACGCTTAAACATAATCTTCAATGGTTAAAACGGGGAGGAATCTGTATTATTTGTTTTGGTGCTGAGGGCAACGAGCCACACTTGGTTGATACTATCGGTTGGAAGCTCGTGCCACATCAGGAATTTCTCGATTATTGTTTGACGTTGCCTGGAATTCGAGTGGTTGATTGGTTTTTTGAAGAGGAGCGCTATGGCAAAAACTGTGCTGGCGCGTTTGATGTTTTACTTCAAAAATTATGATGGACGGATCTTATAATCTACCTGAGCGGGCGTTCTTTAAACGTATTGCCATCGTTATTCCAATCTTTTGTCACCTGGGCCATGTTGAGCACGTTGGGGGACGCTATCGGGGTGGCCCTAACAAAGATACTGAGACTGATTTTCAAGAAGATAAGCTCGAGCTCATTAAGTTTGTTCTCGCGGCCTATAAGCACTATAAAGCTGGAGTGGCATACCAAATGATTTTTGTTGATAACTCAAGTCCTGATCCGGTAGTCAACCAATTGATCGTTGATTTCTGTAATAAAAATGATGCTCTCTATGTGACGCGGCCTAATACTGGGTTTTCTTTTGGGGCCTACAATTATGCCTGGCAGACTTTTGGCGATCAGTTTGATTATTATCTTTTCCATGAGCAGGATATCACGCCAATCAAAGACAATTGGCTGCTTGATATCATGGCAAAGTTTTTTGAATACCCGGGTACCGGTGCGGTCGGAAATACCGTTGAGCCAATGACTGGGTATCGCGGTCGTGGTTATTTTGAGCAGTGGAAGATTTTTGAGCCGGGCATGGTCGGGGAGTATTGGAATAATCCAGGGTTTCGCCAGTGCAATCTTGACGGAATGTTTATGTTTACAAGTTCCAAGATACTCAAAGAATGTGGTCTCCAGATCACCGAGATGAAGCTCACCGATCCAAAAAATCCAGAGAGCTGGGATATTACGCCAGGCGTCAATGAGCTTTTCTGGCAGCATTATATTTTAATGGCTGGATACAAGCTCGTCTCATTTCATGATAATTTTCATCTCTTCACTCATGGCATTTGTTACCTCGATTTTGAAGACACATTGCGCGATCGACAATTACCTCCCATGATGCACGCGCATGTTTTCTTTGTTAATCGAGAGATGAGACTTAACCATTTAAAATGGTATGAA